TTGAAGCCCAGAGACTGTGATGCAACGATCACATTCTGCTGATCTTTTACGCTGTACTCAGTTTCTATGTTAACGCCACGGAGACGTGGAATTACATAGTTGTTCATGTTTACAGCAAGAGCGGCTGTTGAAGTAGCTGCACTAGCGGCATCAAGGTTGTAAGCTAGCTGGTCAGTAGCAATGACAGGTGAGCCATATACTGAACCAACCATACCTATACGCTTGGTTGCCAGGTCGCTACCAACTTCAGTTACGTCTGTGAAGCCAGAGGCATCAATCAGTTCGTAGTAAACGTCAGTCGGTACGATGTAAGCGACATCAGAAGGATTCAGGCCGTATTTGCCCATTTCCTTTCTCATGCCGAGCAGGTTGGCGGGGGTAACTTCAGCTGTTGTGGAAGCATCCAGAGCTGTAGTTGCCGAAGTAGTAGCATAACCGCTAGTATTATCAGTACCAGAAGCACCAACAAGACCAGTAGTAAAGCCACCAGAGTTACCTACGAGGATTGCCTTATCAATAGCAACAGCGTGAGCACGTGCCAGGGCAGAGGTAACCATGGGAAGGACAGAAACAACGATCTGCTCGTCAGTGTCATTCGAAATGAATGTACCTGAGATCAGACGATGAGCCTGCAAGATGACCTGAGATACAGTGTAGTTGTTGTCACTGTTATCAGTCAACTGGTTAGAAGAAGCAGTGATACCTGCAGCGCTCCAAGAAGCACCATTGGAATCAGGAGCTAATGGCAGTACAGTAGCACCGGAAGCAACCTGAATTTCGCGGAAAAGAGGAGCAATCTTCATTTCCTGACGAACTTCTTCTTCAAACTGCTGAGAAACGATTACATCGATACCAGCAGCAGTGGTAGAGGTATAGTCAACACCAGCTTTTTCAAGCATATCCTTCGCATATGCAGTGTCAAAACCTTTACCAGTGATTTTACCAAGAATATGGGCAGACAGAAGGTCTTTACCAATAGACTTGAGTTCCTGACGACCACGGCCAGAGAAGTCACGCTTGCTGTTACGCATAGCTTCCAGCTCAGCAGCTTTCTCTTCGAGGTCAGCCTTGTACTTGTTAAGAATTTCCGCAGACTCAGCTTTTTCAGCTTCGAATTCCTTGCGAATATCTGAAACTAGCTGCTCAGCACCAGTAGTGATGCCAACGCGAACAGCTTCCTTCTGCTCAGCCTCAGCAGCAGCTTTTTCAGCTACTTCAGCGGCTTCAGCTTCAGCGGCAGCCTTTTCGGCAGCCTTTTGCTCGGCTTGCTTCATTGCCAGATTTGCAGCAGTTTCTTCTGCTACCTTCTTTGCAAAAGCTTCCAAGTCGATTTCCGGAGTTTTTACATCTTCGGACATTTCGATCTCCTTTTGTGTGGAAGAATCTTCCACGCTTACCGGTGTATCACTAGCTATACTAGAAGTATTAACTTCATCCTTAGCCAGAGACTGACCGGCTAGATCTACACGATTAATGAAAGTTTTCTTGAAGTCTTCGTATTCAGCCATCGAATCAAAAGACTTCGAAAGTGAGAAAGTAGCTGCTTGATTGCAAGGCACGGAAACTACCGATACTTCAAACAACTCAGCATCCTTTATCATTAGTCCCTCGGTTTCCTGTAAGTAATCAGCATCCTTGACTCGGAAACCAACGGAAAAAGCTCCAAGAATGCCCTCTTTAACTAGTTCGCACACATTTGCAGGTGCGGATTTGCTAATCTTTGCCTCGAGTTCGAGACCTTTATCTGTTACTTTTAGCCCAGTAGCTCTACCAATAGGACGGTCATAGTCATGATTAAAAAGAATAATTGGATTCTTTTCAAAGTTTCCTAGCCCGCCTTTACTCCATGCTTCTGGAGAAATAGAATCTCCCGCACGGTCAACATCATTGGTGCTAGCCATTCCACGAATAATGACAGAACCATCTTCTGTGGCTTGTGACTTAAAAGTAGATGTGAGATTAAAAATTTTCTCCATCATTTTTCACCAGTTTTTACTGCTGTTGCAGTCTTCGCCTTTGGCTTTGGTGGAGTTTTCTTTACCGTAGCTTTAGGCGTAACTTTTGGTTTTGGTTTTTCTTCTACTTTGGGGTTATGAATAAGGTCCCAAACGTCTGGTACTTCCCTTTCTATCATAACTAATAAACTATTCCACGAACCTGATATTCTGTCAATTTCTTTAACTGTACAAGACGGTGGAAAGTCTTTCATCTGAGAGTATTCCTTTCTAGTAGGAACACGTCCAAGTTCAGCAAAAAATAAACCAACTTCTCTTGCTAAACGTAATCTTTGTCTTTGCCTTCTAATTGCTCCCATCAGTATTTTCCTCTTCTATGGGTCGACCTCCTAAATCAGGATTTGCAGCCGAACCAGCAATATTTGCGGGAACTCGAAGCTCGTCATATCCTTCGACAGGTTCAAAGCCGAGACTATCTCTGGCTTCGTTTGGACTAATAATTCCAGTATTTACAAGTGCAGAATAATACTGAGACTGGTCTCTTAACTCTGGTTGCAGAGCTGGTATATCTGACACATCTTCTCTAACTTCAAAGCCAAAGAAGCGTGTAAATGCAAAGTTCATTTTACGAACTATTGGAAGTATTGTTTCCAAATAGTACAAACGCATATTTGGTCGGATATTTGCGTTGTTACCTGAATCTAGCATGATTGGTGGTATGCCAATCGATTTCAATATAATCTTTTCGTTTTCTTGAATCGCATTCGAGAAGTCAAGTTCTCTAAAGTTTACAGCAGATATTTTATCTACTTCTAAACCGCCATCAAGAATCAAAGGTCTGTGTCCGCCAGCGTCAGGCTTGTAACGAACTGCCCATGATTGTAACATTCTTTCTTTAATCTTTTCAGACAAAGTATTTGGAGACTTGAGTACCAGACCTGGAACTGCTCCATTTTTAAAGAAGTTATCCTGAAACTTTCTCATGTTTGCCATCAACTGCATTGTACGCACTGCTGGCTTTAATCTTGATACACCTCTGTAAATATCGTGAAAAGAATTTTCTTTTATATGAATAATTTCGCTAGGTGAATAATCAACATCGTTATAAGTGTACTTTTCAACATAAGTTCTTGAGTCTGCGTGAATAGTGACATTATCAGCGGGTATATGATACAAGTGAGCGCCATCATAGTATATGAAAATGTTACCATCGAGGATGTAATCAGTGATAACATTCCTCTTAAAAGTATTAATATCCTGAAAAGGATTTGGTTCAACATTGAGTAGAGTATTTACTTTTGCTCTCTTAATACCTTTAATAACTCCAGGTAAAGAGACTGGTTGTACTACAGCAGGTATTTCTGCAGCGTCGTCTACTACCATGTTTACCGCACGATTTACAACTTCAAGAGTTTCATAGTACATTTCGTAACTATCATGAAACTCTCTCGAACCTTGCTTATCTGCTCCAAAGTAAGCCTGTATGGGATTAAGCTTTTCTTCGGTGTCTTCTAATTTTTTTCCGCCTCCGAAAATGTTATACCATGCCATGCTTTTCTCTCTGAATTTCTACCCATTTTTTCTGCTTTGTAGCAGTTCCAAGTGATGGATCTTTTCCGTAAATTGAGTGTAACTGTAAGTGGTGCTCGTGGCAAATTGTTACTGTATGTTCGTACAATTCTGCCCAGTGTTCTTCTATAAAAATGTCTCTAAATTCTAATACATCTTCTGGGAGTACTTTTTTCTGTTTTACCCACTTATGTAATAGAGGGCTTAAACTATAAAAGTGGTGGAAGTCTAAGTCTTCCTCCGTTCCACAAATGTAGCACTCAGTGCCTTTTTGATATCCCGACTTTGCTTTGTCTCTTATGTATTTTACGAGGTCTCTCTTTAAATCCATTTTTCATTACCGAAATTATATCTAAGTTGAGGTTTTATGTCAAATGTTATTTTTCTCACCTATCATTAGAACCCTGTGACCGTGGTTTCAAATGAATACAAAGCATACCTAAGTGCGTCTGCCATGTGTGAGGCCATATCATGTTTTGGTTTTTCTTTTAATAAGTTGGGATTTGGATCCCATTGATACTGGTCTAGACTCACAAGTGAGTGATTACAGTTCTTGTGAACAATCAAGTTGTCATTATCAACTATACCTGCTACATGACCAATACCATCAATTACTGATTTCTTTGCATTGATAGTTGAGATACTATAGTTCTGTGCAAAGTCAAATCGTGTCTGTGCTGCTGCGGAGTCAATGTAAATGTAATCAATACTCCACTTTTCCATCATGTGAAGAATGGCTTCTGCGTGTTTATCTGTTGTCTTCTCTGCATCATAGTATTCATCTAGTAGATAAAACTTTTCATTATCCCAGTCATACGCAATTACACAAAAAGCCGTAGGATCACGAAAACCAACATCAAGACCGGCAAAGATATCCATTCCAGTAGTATCAAATTCGGACAAATCCGCGATGCAATCTTCCGCGTTAAAATTCCAGATCTGACCTTCATACGTGTTAAAGTCCGCTTCATATTCTTGTTTAAACTCTGCACTACTCATCGATTTCCTGGCTTCTTCAATGTCAGATGGGCTCATGCGAGGATTGTCTAAATATGTTGCACGTATGGATACCCACTCAGGATAATCATCCTGGAAGCCTCTCTCGAAGAACTTTGCAAACCAGTTGTTTCTTCCTCGAGGTGTTGAAATAAAAATCGCTTTCGAATTGTCTTTGTCAAGCGTAGGACGAAGAGATACGTTAAATGCTTCTTCTCCGTCTGTCAAAGCCGCTTCATCAAATATAATCAAATCATAGGATCGACCTACACAAGAGTCTACTTGGTTTACTGATCCCATGCGTATTGTTGAGCCGTTTGTTAGCTCAATTACTTTATCTTTTGCGTTGTCTCTTTTTACCTCTAAGTCAAAGTGTTTTATTAAGTTTCTTTGCAAATCAAATGAAATTTGGGAAAGCGAGTAGTTAGGAGACATGATAAGTATGTTCGACCCCGGAACTAGAGAAACAAGCTGTCCTACAATGTTTGCAATATATGTCTTTCCCTGCCTACGAGAGAGTGATGCTGTAACAAAACGATACTTGGGATTGTTTACAGCATTTATGAGAGCTATCTGCGAAGGCAGTGGGTCAACTCCTAAAAGTTCCAGGTATGGATTTACTGGGAGTTTTAGAAATCGAGTGTCTGGCTGTAACTCTACTAAATCTTGTGAG